CACCAGTCATAGCTGCATAACCAACATTAGACCAAAATTTTGAATGAGATACATGACCGTCGCCATCTTCCATTAAGAATGCTTTCATACCCATAGTAATATTCCTTTTAAAATTTATAAAAATATTTATACTTTTTTAATGAAAGTATGTTATAATGAAATTTTTAAAATTATAGTGAGGTTAAAATGTTAGAATTAGTTATAGGCCCAGAGAATGGAGTGATTACAAATGCTTCAATTCCAATTACCTGGTGTCTAGATAAAGAAACTCTTGAAAAATTGGAACCTTATAAAAATCCTCAGATTTTATTCGAACTCGAATATGAGGATGGTTATACTTCAGATCGATTTATTGAAAAATTATCGTCTTACATGGCATATATTCCATGTCGTAGACCTGGTAAAGTAAAAATTTCTGCTTACATTGTTTATGCGACAAACATTCTTAGATCTCAAAAAACTGTATTGAAAAAAGTATTTTTGAAAAAAGATGGTTCATATTTTGATTATAGTGTTAATGATAAAGCATTAGATTATGAATATCATTATGATAATCAATTTCAACAAAATGATTTTGCTATGGTAATCGAACATACTGAATCTCCTCATGTTGTAACTATTCCTAAAGATGTATTCGGTAAAGAATTACCAGGTTGGTTCAAATTTGCAGTAAATCGTTATTTAGAAAACACCACATTTGATCAATGCCACCAAAGACAACGAATTATATCTTTGTTTATGTTTAGAATGTATCCATTAATGGCTGAAACCATATATTGGGAATTAAGATTGCTTGGTATTTATTTACTATCATTCTTAATTGGAGTGTATCATATTAATATGAGTAGAGTATTTCGAATATTTAAAGACGGCCGAATGAAAATGGGTGTTATAACTACCCAAGATTTAAAATCTGGATGTATAGTTGATATATTGTTCAACTATTTCAGAGATAAAATGATACGATTTAATTATAGTCTCACCAAACGAAAACTTATAGCAGGTTGGGCAACCGGGTTATTGGCGCCAGTTGTACCAGGAGTATTCATTGTATATACTTTAATATCCTTATATTTGCTACAACCATATGCATATAATCCATTAATTTTAATTATTTTACCATTTATTATAAACATTTTATTAGTGTTAGCACTTTTAATTATTGTATCTATACTTTTTGGATGTTTAGTTGTATTGTCAATCATATGGGATAATATATCAGGAATTAATATATCATTAGGTTTCGATTGTAGCGGTATTATTGAATTTTTCAATCGAATAGGCAATAGATGGTTAAAATTTGAAATGTGGATCTATAATTGGTTTGATAAAAAAGAAGATCTTAAAGTTGAATTATTAACATGTAATGGCGATGCTAAAAGTGTTGTTGCTGATATTAAACGAATTCCTTTTAAAGAACGTTCAGTATCATTAATATTTTCAGATATTAAAAATCATATATGTAAACCAATGGCAAGATAATGAAAAAAACCATTCAAGAAGTATCTGATGTAAAAGAATGTCAAGAAAAAATTCTTATGTTATTAAAAGAATATAACTGTAGATTGTTTTCTTCTAATGAAGTTCATCATGTTATATTAGAAGACAATGATACTAATGAAGCATTGGGATTTGATAGGTTATTAATGTGAGACCACAAAAAGCATATAGACGAGTAATGGCAGCATTTGAATTTTGGTATAAAGATAAAGATACTAAAATGTTATATGCTGCTATTCCCGCTGTAAAAAAATTAATAGAAAAAGATAAAGCATATTGGACCATTCACCAAGAAATAGATGAATGGTTCCATACATATGTTGAACCTGATACATCAAAATATGACTATAGTGATAAAGAATCAGTAGGATTAGAATTAATGTACATATCCGATAGATTCAATAGTACTAGTCGTCTATCTTGGTTATACCACGGTTTAATTACTAAACAAATTTAAATATCTTTATTGTCTACAGGATTATTATAGTCTTTATAATATTCTTGTAGTCTAGGTTTAATAGGATTGTTTTCAGCTCTTTTATCAGACTCCATAAATATCCATCTGTTTTTCTTTATGGAAAATTTGAATAATCGAGCTGGAATATCTTTATTAATTCCAGAATAAGTCAATCTATGATATGCTCCATCAAGTAATGATGGCGTTATATCAGGCAATACATCTCCAATAGTATAATCAATACCATTAGGTGGTAATGCATCTTCAATGTATAATGCTTTTTGATTAACATTTAAAAGACTTAGATTTTCAACACCCTGGTCAGCAGCATTTTGTATTTGTTGATCAGTAAAAATATTAATATCTGCTGTATCTACTCCTAATTCTGGAGTATGAGTATTAGCTGCGGCTGCTATATATTGAGCAACATCTTCATTATCTTGGAATTCTGGACCATCTCTTTCTTCAGTAACATTTAAATCTTTTAAACCATATTTAGATAATCCATTATCATCTGATGGTTCATCTGCTATTTCATCAAATAAGTCCATAGTTTCTTGAGAAGCAATCATAGGTTGAGCCATAATTCTTAATAATGTTGGAGTATATCCAGGAGTAAATCCATCTACAGCCCATGCAACATCAGTTACTTCAACATATTTCTTAATACGTTTAAGATTAAAACTATATTGAGCTTCTGACGGCATTTCTAAAATATCACCAATAACAACAGGTCTTCCTAATAATCTTACACAAGCGGAAAATGCAAATTGTAAATAATAGGTTTGAGATGGTAATTCTATACCAAATGCTGTCAACTCTGATTGTACATCTAATAGATCATATTGGGCTTTCATTGCAATTGCTTCAAATGAATAATCTCTATCTCTATTTTCTTGAAATATTTCATCTTGAATATCATCAATAGTAGTAGTATCATAATCTATTAATTCTAATGCTTGTACTGCCCAATAGTTTGTACCGTTGCCATTAAACTCTAAAGGTCTAATTCTCCAATACCTTGATGGTACAGTGTGATTAAAATTGATTGTATTAAGGAATCCATCATCTGGTAATTTTACTATAGCCGCGCCAAACCATTTAATTCCGTCATTAGATCTTTCAATGCGAGCCTTTGTTACTCGATTTTCAGAATTATTACTTTGTTTTATTCTAATAGTAGCAATGTTATGTTTAACATAAGTTTCTACACCATATTGTAATCTACCATTATCTAATTTAATTTCACCGAAGTCATATCCAATATAACCAGAATCTAGTAAATTTTGACCTTTTAAAGTAGATCTCCATTCAGTTTGGTAAATATCAAAAGCATTAGTTATTGGAAAATTAGTACCATCACCTGATGATATTCCAGAACCATTACCAGTTAAATCTATTAATTGACCTTGTTCATGCACACCTAACAATTTAAACAAATTAATATCAGCACCACCAATATTTAAATGTTCTTCTACTAAACCTGACATGTAACATATTTCTTTCTCGTCAGATTTTGTTAATTGCCATGGAGAACATAGAGCACTAGATGCATCTACATTTTCGTCACATAGCGCTCCATTAGCATCTTCTTTACAAGCCATATTTAATCCTTATTTGAAAACCTTATACATCACTTTACCTAATGGAGTTTTATCAATGGCTTTATATTTGTAACCATGTTTCATAAGTAATTCTTTAGATTGGCCACCTAATTCTTTAATATAGAATCCTTTAGGATCACGTCGTGTGATGACATATTTTTTGTTGGTAGTTACTACAATATCACCTTTAGAAGGTTCGCCTTCTTTAGACTGTGAACCCGATTTTTCAGCTCTATCTGAGTCCATTTGACCTCTGAAATCTGATGCTGCTTTACCATGTTCAGCTTTAGAAGCCTTTTCATCTTTATATTGTTGATTCAAATCTAAATCACCTTGATCTAGTTCTGCTAAGTATTGTAAAAAAGTATTATTCATATTATTATCCTAAAATTATTCCTGAATTTAATCCGTATTCCTCGGGCATATCTATAATGTATTCATCTATTTCTGTATCTAACCTAAGCATTATATCTTGAGCTTGTGCATATAAGTCACCAGCATTTAAAGATATTCCATTAGCACCTGGTAATGAACCATATTTTCCTCGTATTTGACTTAATAAAATCATAGCTTGAGCTACAGCCCAATTTTCAATCCACGGTTTAAGATACCGGTCAGTTATTAAATTTTGTTCTGTTCGTTCTACTGAAACATCCAATAAAACTCGTTCATGTCTAAAACCTGATTGTAAAATATCTAAGGCTCTAGTTTGTTCATTCCATTGATATAAGACTTTAGTAGCAAATAAATTTTCCAATTCTTCGATGTAACTTGAATATAAATGATAACTAACAAGATCATAACCTTGAGAATTGTATAAAAAGTTAACAGCAGTTTGACCAAATACTCCATTATCAAATCCTCTTAAAAATGAAGACGTAGTTCTATATATGCCCTGTATACTTACAATTTTATTAAAACCATTTCCTTTATGACTAAGAATATATCTTTGCTGTCCAGGTTGAAAATCTAAAAAGAAAAATCCACGCTTATAAGCACTACTAACTCTCTTTCTTATTTCTTCAATGCCAGCATCAATACAATAATCAAATTGTTGTTTAGTTAATTCTACCTCAACAGTAGGATAACCAAGTTGATGTCTAATAGCATCTATTAATTCTCTTCTTTCTTCTGGACTTCCATCATCACCAACTCCAATTTGATCATATAATGGATCACTTGAAACTTCATCAGTACCTTCGTGTACTTCACTATATTGAGTATGAAAAGTTGGTATCAAAAATTGAAATAAATTATCTAAATGCTGTCCAATGATTACGTTAGATTCATGTCCAGTTAATGAACTACAAAATTTAAAGCCATCATCAGTTAATGTCGCTATTATTTTTGATTCTGAATCATTCCATTGTCCTTTAAACCATTCTTTTAAATCAGTATTATCCAACCATAATGTTCCATTGATTGGAGTTAATGGTGTAGTTGAATAAGCTATTTGAACCCATGCTAAACCATTCCATAATTGTAAAGTATCGTTGTTAGAATTAAACCAAATAGTATTAAGTGGTAATGTAGCACCTGTTGGCTCAATCAAAGATTCAATAACATCTTGAAGGATCCAAGTTGCTCCGTCCCATTCATTCCAATTTGTACCATCAAACCATACATCATCTAAAATTAAAATTGTAGGATCAGTAGCCCAATTTATTAAATTGATTTCGTTCCATTCCATTCCGTCCCATTTAAAACCTTTAGGAGAATTAATCCAAATACTGTCAACTGGAACCACTGGAGTACTAATAGGATCAATAAAACTTTCAATTAATGAAACTAAAGCCCATCCTGAAATTGTTACATCCCATAAGAAAAAATCATTTGTTATAGAATTCCACCATACTTCACATGACTCTCTTGATGTAGGATTATCTTCACTAACTATAGCTGGTATAACATTCCATACTGATAATAATCCATCATATTTGTATAATGCTTCATCAATATTATTAAACCAATATTGGTCATTTATAGGAGCAACTGGTGCTATATCTGAAATTATTACAGTTAATGGATCAAAAGTTATTCCATTCCATTGTTTTAATTCTTGAGAAAAATCATTAAACCATAATGTGCCTACTGTTAAATTGTTAGGATCTTCATCCCAATATAATACATCAGTAGGAACCCAAATGTTTGATTTAGATAATTTATTAACTATTAAATTTGTTTCATCATACCAAAATGAACCACAATCTAATACTGGAGCAACAGCAGGATCATTAGCTTGAACATATTGGTTAACTTCACACCAGATATTTCCATCATGATTATAAACATTTGTACCATTAAACCAATAATCAGTACAGTCCATGTTATCAAAATCTTTATAGTAATCTAAATAAGGTTTAACATTCCAAGCAGCACCATCCCATTTGTTTAGAAGTATAGTATCAAACCATAAATCACCAACAGTTCTAACAGTAGGATCAGTATTTTCATTAATGATATCCTGTTTGATATGTTCATAACCATTCCATTGGTATAAATCTGTCGTATCCCAATAATATGCATTAGTACTTGGTGGTTGAATTCCTATAAAAGGATTTTCTAATTTTTTAAGTTCTAAATTAATAGTATCTACTAATTCTTGATATGTTTGACTAGTATTACCATCAACCGATATAGTAGTATATTCTAAATTGTCTTGATATAATGTAGATGGAGAATGATTAAACGTTGAAATAGTTCCAGTTTGAAACGTTTTAGTAGTTAAATCTTCTACATCATATGTGATACCAAAATCGTAAGTATAATTAATAGTTAAATCGGTAGAATCTGAAGGATTTATTTTTTCATTATTTATATGAACTGTTTGACAACCTGGTGTTGCTGTAGTAGCATCAGATGAATGTAAATCTATAGAATAGGCATGTACACCTTGAGTATGGTATCTATTTTGTTTATCAACAGCGTATCCTGATATATAGTATGATTCATTTTCAAGTAATCCATATATGTCTAAAAATGTTGTAACTTTATCATTATAGAATTCACCAATTACTATTGAAGTATCAAGTTTATCACCAGCATGTAAATCTTTATCAATAGTATTATCTGAAACATATATAGTTCCGTCTACAGGAGACTTTCTAATATTTGTTGTAGTAGTATCTAATGTGATTATAATACCATTATATGCTTGATTATCAGAAGAACAGCCTTGAGTAGGTGATGGAATATTCCAAGATACTCGGCCTGTAGTAGGACTAGTTTTATCAAATTTTAAACTAATCTCTTGACCTTCGTTTTTAATAGCATTAGGAGAATCATTAAAAGTATCGAATGCACCCATGTAGTATTTCCTTTATTTAATATTTATCTATATTTATAAACATTTTTTATTTCAGTATGTTATAATAAAATCTGTATTAAAAATAGGAAAAATTATGATTTTTGATAAATCTAGTATTCAACGACATGAGTATAAAGTTATTAAACGAAGTCAAACAAAATACTTAAACAGTAAACCTAAATCTAGCATAGTTTATAAAATTTATAGACGTATTAGGTGGTTTGGTATTTGGTTTTGGTGGAGTTCTAGTTTTAATCATTATAGTTGTGGTGGCCAAGTTAATTATAATACTATAGAACATTTAACATTAGAAGACGCTAAAAAACATATTGAATGGGTTATTAATTTAGATAGAAATGATACGATGATAATTTTTGAAGATACAGAAATTACAAATTTAAATGTTAAAGATACTTGGCCAACATCATGAAAGATTTAATGTGCAACCAATATGATAAAATAGAAGAACTTGGTCATACAGATGACGAGTTTTTCAACGAATATTTTCGATTATATGATATGTTACCCTGGTATGATAAAACTTTATGTTTTTTTGTCTTAACTGAAGAAGATCATTTAGTATATTTAAAAGCAATTGAAAAAGATTCTTGGGTAGAATCAGTATTAGGATGTAGAAAATGTTTTGGAGCTAGCTCATTATAAGAAAAAAGGTCCTATATAGGACCTTTTTCATGTTCTGGTAAGCTGCCGATACGACCATTAAACTCCAATCTCTCCGTAGATCAATTAGTTGGAGCACTCTTTACCGTCATTAGACGTGACCTTAAACTTCTATTTCTTCAAAATCTTCATCATCATCAATCTTATCGAATAATTTTTCTTTAAGATGTTTTCTATTTCTAATTTTAGCATTAAGAGATTGTCCACCTCTTTTAATTTTATTAATCCAAATTTTGATAGAATTTAAATCTTGTTGTTCAAGTTTTTCATCCTTTGACAGCTCTTTTGAATAGATTCTGTATAATAATTTACCAAATTCATCTTTAGAATCCATTGTTAAATCATACATATCAATATTTTGTCTTATTCTTGCTGCTCCAAAATATTCTATTCTATTAATCATTTCTTTTTCTATAACTCTATATAGTTCTGTTACATTAGAACTAGGATATATAATTTTAAGAGCTCTATCTATATCAGATCTTAATATTGTGATAAATTCTTCTTCATTTATATAATCAATAATCATTTGTTTGATCATTTGTAGAAGATCCATGAATTCAATTTCAAGTCTACTTGGGATTTCTTCTTCTACATCAGTATCAATTACTGCCTGTAGTTTTGGAAATACTTTCAATTTTAAAGTTTGAAAATTAAAAATGTATTCTGTTTTAGTAGATGTTGGTTGCTCATCTTCTTCAATTAAGTATTGTATAAATGTTGACATTATTTATCCTTTATATCCTTTTAAAGTATTTATACTTTTTGAGTATTCTTTTCTAACCATTGAACTATCTTACTATTTTTCCAATATATATCATTTTCAACGTCTTGTATAATCATTTTTATACATAATGGATTTTTATCATCTTTATAGTTCCATTTAACTTGAATAAGTTCTTTAGGTTTAAGAATAAACATGTCCTTAGTGTTTAGAGATGAACCTATTGAAATCTTACAATATCGTTGCAGTATATATGATTCTACGATTATTGGATCATCCTTTAAACGACCTAATAACATAAGTTTAGAATTTTGATATTCAGTATAAGTTAAATATTTCATTTAAGTATTTATAATGCTGCAAATTCCACACAAAAAAATAGCTCCAACAATAATGAAGGAGCTATTTCAAACTAATTTAAGAGTTTAATCTAAACTTAACTAAATACTAAGTTATCAATAGTAATTTTACCATAATAATCAGCACTGTTGCCTAAAGATTGACGTGTATCAGTAAATGTAGCTTTACCATAACGAGTCATTAAACTAACAACAGGTTGGAAAGTTACAGGGTTAATGATAACACCAGAACTCATAATTGGAATGTATGGGCACATGAAGTAACCAGTATCAGTTTCGCCATTACCACCTTTATAACCAACTAAGATTTGATCAACACCAACTGAAGCGCCTGGTTGATTTTGGTTCCACATATAAGAGTAAACTTTAATAGCACCATTTAAAGTACCAACTAACATAGTGTTGTTAGGACCTTTAAAAGAACCATCTACTGCAGGAGCAAATACTGATTTAGCAGCACTTTGTAATACAGAAACCATCATTGGAGATACAACAATCCAGTTCGCAACACCACGACGTGTTTTACGACCAATTTCGTTAGCAACTCTATTAATTACAACAGCAACATTAGAAAAACGATCACCAATGTAAGCAGGAGCATAAGTTGCGCCAGCAGTTGTTGCATAATCCCATGTATCAACTGTTCCAGCTAATGCAAATAAGTCATTAATGATTTCGCCATCAATTTCTTGTGTAATTTCAGCAGATAAAGCTTGAGTCATTTCTGATTCAACGTCTAAACCATGTTGAGAATTCATATCTTGCATTGCTTCGATAGTCCAACCAGCTTGTAATTTACGAGTACGAGCTTCAACAGCTTGAGATATGATCTCTAGACCCATTTTACGTCCACCAGAACCTTCAATGAAAGAACCAGAACCACCATATAATGGACCAGCAGCGCCCATAGGACCAACAGCAGAAGCGTCTAAAGAAGAAGGCCAACCTTCACCAGTAGTTGTTATAGCATCTATAGCAGCAGGAGTACCAGCATCTATACCACCAGCACCAGCAGCTTGAGCATTAGGATCAGTAACACCATCACCAGCAGCACCAGAATAGAATGCGCGTAATACAGGATCATTACCGAAAGCTTCATCACCAGCAGTGATTGAATCGTCAGCTACTAATGGGTTACCATCAAAGCCAGGACGAGAAGTTTCAGCAGCACTTTCGTTATATTTGTATCTTAAAGAATATACTAAGCCAACAGGTGCAGTCATTGGTTGAACACCAACTAATTCTGTACCGATAGTTCCAGGCATAATTCTTCGAATCATTGGAATTAAGATTTTTCTGAAACCAGCAACGTCATGAGCTGATGTAGCTCCTGCTGCAGCGTCTTCTCTTAAAACATGATTTTTTTGATTCTCTAAAAGAGGATCAACGATTTTAGTCATTTCAGGAGTTAAACCTTCTAGCAATGCTGCTTTAGATTCACCCCAATTTTCAAAAATTTCATCCATAATATTTTCCTTGTTAAGTAGTTGAATGATTATATTTTTAATTCAGACAGTACTTATAAGATTTAAAAAATCTCTTTCCTTCTTCAAAATTAATGGTTGTTAATACCGTGTATTATACTTTATTTATAAAACGTTATTGATTTATATACATATTTTATTTTAGATATATAAATCAATAACTTATATAACCCATAATTTTAACGTTATAGGTTATATAAATCAATTGTTTAATGAATTATACTAAACCAGC